TTGCGCGCCGCATTCGCCGCGTCGAGCGAAGCGGCGAGTGAGTTCCTCGCCGGCCTCGACGCCGCCAACCTAGAACGCCTCGCCTACGATTGGCAGCTGTGGGCGCACGACAGCCAGCTTCCGCCGGCGGTCACGTTGAGCAACGAAGCGTGGCGCACGTGGCTCTTCCTCGGTGGTCGCGGTGCCGGAAAGACGCGTGCCGGCGCCGAATGGGTGCGTGCGCAGGCGCTGGGTCTCGAGCCGTTCGCGACGACGCCCGCGCGCCGCATCGCGCTCGTCGGCCCGACGCAGGCGCACGTGCGCGCCGTCATGATCGAAGGCATCTCTGGCCTTCTCGCCATTCATCCGGCCGCGGAGCGGCCGCTGTTCCACGCCGGCAAGGGCGAACTCGTCTGGCCGAACGGAGCGATCGCGCAGATTTACTCCGCCGAGGATGGCGAAAGTCTGCGCGGACCGCAGTTCGAAATCGCCTGGTGTGACGAGCTCTGTCGCTGGCGCCGTCCCGTGCACACCTGGGACATGCTGCAACTCGCACTCCGCCTCGGCGACAATCCGCGCGCCGCCATCACGACCACGCCGAAAAACCTCGCACTGCTCAAGCGCCTCATCGCCGATCCGTCGACCGTCACCACGCACGCCACCACCGCCGACAACGGCGCCAATCTCGCCGCCACCTTCGTTGCCGCCATGACCAGGCGCTACGGCGGCACCGCACTTGGCCTCCAGGAACTTGACGGCCAGATCGTCGACGAGCCCGCGGGCTCGCTCTGGCGGCGCACGTGGATCGAGCAGGGGCGGGCGGTTCGCGCGCCCGAACTCAAACGCGTCGTCGTCGCCGTCGACCCACCCGTCACGGCAACCGCACAATCCGACAGCTGCGGCATCGTCGTCGCGGGCCTCGGCGTCGACAACCGCGCCTACGTTCTCGACGACCGCACCATCAAGGGCCGCGAGCCGATCGTATGGGCGCGCGCGGCGATCGCTGCTTACAGAGATTTCCACGCCGACCGCATCGTCGCGGAAGGCAACCAGGGCGGCGACCTCGTCACCAGCGTGCTCCGCCAGGTCGATCCGAGTGTGCCGGTCAAAATCGTGCGTGCCTCGCGCGGCAAGTTCGCCCGCGCCGAACCCGTCGCCGCACTCTATGCCGAAGGCCGCGTCGTCCACGTTGGTGAACACAATCTGCTCGAAGCCCAACTCTTCTCGTTCGGTCCCGATGGCCTCCCCGGCGAACGCTCCCCCGATCGCCTCGATGCTCTCGTCTGGGCGATCACTGAACTCCTTATCACTGTCCCCCGTGAACCGACCGTAAGAACGCTCTGAAGCCCCGTCTTTCCGTCGCGCAGCGGACGGGCAGACGGCTGGGGTGAGGGGCCGGCGCTGCTCGCTCCAACACGAGCAGCCGCGTGACCGAGTGCGCGTTGCGAGACGCGGAAAATTGATCTGATCGGCCTCAACGCGTTCGCCGCCACGTCGAACGTCGCGTGCGGCCGGTTCCTTGCGGGCTACTCGCACACGACCACCAAAAAGAGCCATTGATGACACCCACCGCTCCTGCCTTCCGGCCCGGCGTGCTCGCACGCCTGCGCGATCGCCTGATCACGCGCACGTCCCGGCCAGCCTCGACAAAATCGCAAATCCCCTTCGTAGCGCTCGAAACGCTCCGCGGGCCGCAATCCTTGCCGCGCGATTATTCCGCCTTCGCGCGTGAAGGCGTGATGCAGAACCCGATCGTCTATCGCGCGGTGCGCATGATCGCGGAGACCGCCGCCTCGGTTCCGCTCCTTGTCTACGAACGACGCGTCGAACAGGAAGATCATCCACTCGGCGACCTCGTCCGCCGCCCCAATCGCCAGATGGTCGGCGCCGAATTCCTTGAAACCCTCTACGGCTACCTCCTCGTCTCCGGCAACGCATTCGTCGAGGCGATCGCGATCGACGGCGCGATCCGAGAACTCCACCTGCTCCGTCCCGATCGTGTCCGTGTCATCGCCGGCGCCGACGGCTGGCCCGAGGCGCACGACTACACGATCGGCCTCGACACGATCCGCATCGTGGGCGAAGCGGCCGCGGGCGTGCCACGCATCCTGCATCAGCGTCTCTTTCATCCGATCAACGACCACTACGGCCTGTCGCCGATCGAGCCCGCCGCGTTCGCGATCGACCTGCACAACACCGCCTCGCGCTGGAACAAGGCATTGCTCGACAACTCGGCGCGTCCCTCCGGCGCACTTGTCTACACAGCACGTGAAGGCACGCTGACCGGCGAGCAGTACGAACGCCTCAAATCCGAGCTCGAGACCGGCTTCCAGGGTGCAGCCCAAGCCGGCCGTCCATTGCTGCTCGAGGGCGGCCTCGACTGGAAGGCGATGAGCCTGACGCCCAAAGATATGGACTTCATCGAGGCGAAGCACGTGGCCGCGCGTGAGATCGCACTTGCCCTCGGTGTGCCGCCCATGTTGCTCGCCATCCCCGGCGACAACACCTATTCGAACTACCAGGAGGCTCAACGCGCCTTCTGGCGCCAGACCGTTCTGCCACTCGTCAACCGCACCGCCTCCGCCCTCGCGACCTGGCTGTCACCTGCCTACGACGCCGACCTGACCCTGACCCCCGACCTCGACGCCGTCGAAGCGCTTGCCGCCGAACGCGACCAGCTGTGGACCCGCCTCAACGGCGCCAGCTTCCTCACCACCGCCGAAAAACGCGAAATTGTAGGATTTGAGGCCAGTCCGCTTGCCGCGGGCGCACCGCCGCCCGAGCCAAGCGCCACTGCGGTCGACGGGCTTTGAACCTGTCGAAGTGCCTGCACTCCAAGAGTGCGAGATTGTATGAAAATCGTTCCGCTGCACCGTTGCTGCGACCGAAGAAAAAGCGCGCCGTAAACGACCGCGTCACGGCGCCGGCCACGCGCCGCACGACGCCACTCGCCAACCGCCCCCGATCGGATTCTCGACCCATGACCGTTCCACTATCGTCCCCGGCGACCCTCGCCGAGGCCGCCTTCGCGCCCCTCGATTTCAAATCCGTCGGCGCCGACGGCCACTTCGAAGGCTATGCGTCGCTGTTTGGCCGCGAAGACCTCGGTCGCGACGTCGTCGTCGCTGGCGCCTTCCGCGAGACACTCGCCACGAAGGGCCCGCGCGACGTGAAGCTTCTCTTCCAACACGACCCTGCCGAGCCGATTGGGTTGTGGGAAATCCTACGCGAGGACGCAAAGGGCCTCTTCGCGCGCGGCCGTCTCATGACCGAGCTCGCGCGCGGGCGCGAAGTTCTCGCGCTGATGCGTGCCGGCGTGCTCGACGGCCTCTCGATCGGTTTTCGCGCCGTCCGCGCCCGCCGCGACACGCGCACGGGGATCCGCCGGATCGAGAAAGCCGATCTGTGGGAAATCTCGATCGTCACTTTTCCGATGCTGCCGGATGCTCGCGTCTCCCGCGTGAAGGCAAAGCCCTTCATGCGGACACGCCCGACGGCTCGTGAACTCGAGCGATGGCTCACGCAGGACGCTGGGCTGTCGCGCACCGAGGCGCGCGCGCTGTTGCGCGCGGGTCTCAAAGGCTTCGATGGCGCGCGGGATGCCGCCATCGACGCAGAAACCGACGGCGATCCGCTCGTCCGCAAGCTCGAAGCCGCGGCCCGGCTGTTGCGCCGTCTTTGATCGCACTCTCAACTCAACCGGAACTCACCACATGACCGACCAGCCGACATTCAAAACCAAAGGCGCGAGTGACATCGCCAATATCGTCGACGAGATGATGCGCGCGTTCGAGGCCTTCAAGGAAACCAACGACCGCCGCCTCGCCGAACTCGAGACGACACGTGGCGCCGACGCGCTCACGACCGAAAAACTGATGCGTCTCGATCGCCGTCTCGACGAGCTCACGCTCAAGGCCGCGCGCCCACACCTCGCAAGTCCCAACGTTGCGCCCGCCTCACCCGCGCGGCGTGAGCACAAATCCGCCTTCGACGGCTATGTCCGCAAGGGCGACGCCTCGGCCCTCGTCGCCCTCGAAGGTAAGGCGCTCTCGGTCCAATCGAGCCCCGATGGCGGCTATCTGGTTCCGCCGGAGACCGAAACCGCGGTATTGAGCGCGCTGAAGGCGATCTCGCCAATTCGTTCGATTGCGACGATCCGCCAGGTCTCCGCGACGGTCTTCAAGAAGCCGTTCTCGACCACTGCCGCAGGCACGGGCTGGGTTGGTGAAATCGCGGCTCGCCCCGAGACCACGACGCCGACCCTCGCCGAGCTGCAGTTCCCGACGATGGAACTCTATGCTATGCCGGCCGCCTCGCCGGTCTTGCTCGACGATGCCGCCGTCGACGTCGACTCCTGGCTTGCCGATGAAGTGCGCGATTCCTTCGCCCAGCAGGAAGGCAACGCCTTCGTGGTCGGCAACGGCGTCAACAAACCGAAAGGCTTTCTCGACTATCCGAAGGTCGCCGCGGCGTCTTACACCTGGGGCAGCGTCGGTTTCGTCGCGACCGGTGTCGCGGGTGCATTCCCCGCCGCCAACCCGAGCGACAAGCTGATCGACCTCGTGTACGCGACGAAATCCCCTTATCGGGCGAACGGCACGTTCGTGTTGAACCGCTCGACGATGTCGGTGATCCGGAAGTTCAAGGACGCGCAGGGCCTCTACATCTGGCAGCCGTCGTTGACGCCGGGTCAACCAGCCAGCCTGCTCGGTTATCCGGTGGTTGAAGCCGAAGACATGCCGAACATCGCGACCGATAGCTATTCGCTCGCGTTCGGTGACTTCCGTCGCGGCTATCTCATCGTCGATCGGATCGGCCTGCGCGTCCTGCGTGACCCCTACTCGTCGAAACCGTACGTCCTCTTCTATACGACGAAGCGCGTCGGCGGCGGCATCCAGGATTTCGATGCGATCAAGCTGATGAAGTTCGGCGTGTAAGTCCTTGCTCGCCGCGTGCGACGTCGCTCCGGGCAGCCGACCGCACGCGGCGGGCACACTGAGCACCAAGCGCTAAGCATTGGGTTCTCAGCGTGACCGACCACGGGCTCATCCCGTTCACGATACCCCACTCCCCACTGCCCTGAAAAATCCGCTTCGCCGTCGCTCCTGCCGCCGCCGTGCGCCGCACTCCGCGCGCGGCCCCATGCTCGCAGTCGAGCGCGACGGCGAACGCGGGCGGGACGACGCTTCCCCTCCCGGCGCGTCCCGCCCGCACCCAATCTCGAAATTGGAGTTCCCATGGCCCTCGTCCTCGCGGCCGCACCCGCCATCGAGCCCGTCTCGATCGCGGAGGCGAAAACGCATCTGCGTCTCGATCATGCAGACGATGATGGACTGCTCAGCAGTCTCATCCTCACCTCGCGCCTGCACATCGAAACCGCGCTCGGTCTCGCGTTGATCACGCAGTCCTGGTCGTACTTCCGCGATGCTTGGCCGGCCGCCGACACGGTCGAACTGCCGATCCGGCCCGTGTCTGCGATCACCGCGATCCGCGTCTATGATGCGGCGGATGTGGCGACGGTCCTGCTGCCGTCGACCTATAGTGTCGATGCGTCGGGCAACCCGGCACGTCTCGCCCTCAAGTCACCCGCGACACCGCCGAAACCTGGCCGCGCGCTCAACGGTATTGAGATCGCGTTCACCGCCGGGTTCGGGGCGACCGCCGCGAGCGTTCCCGCACCCTTGCGTCAAGCGATCCTGTTGCTTGTCGCGCATTGGTACGAACACCGCACGCCCTACGAAGAGGGCCGCGCGACACCACCGATCCCACACTCCGTGACTGATCTCGTCGCGCCATGGAGGCCCATTCGCCTATGACGAAACCTCGCCCACTCGTCGATGTCGCGCGCCGTCGCGTCGTCCTCGAGCGTGAAGTGCGCACGCCCGACAATGGCGGCGGCGCGACGATCAGTTATACGACGGTCGCGACACTCTATGCGGACGTCGGTCCGGTCGATGGCACTGAAGATTATATCGCCGCCCGACTGCGCAATGTCGTCACCCACGAGTTCCGCATTCGCGACGGAGACGATCTCGTCCCATCGCATCGGTTTCGGATCGGCACGCGCACGTTCGAGATCCACGCCATGCTGCGCTACGGCATGTTGCGGCCGTTCCTGCGCTGCCTCTGCCGCGAGACCACGCCATGAACGTGATGGTCCTCATCCGCGGCACGATTGCCTTGTCGCGCCTCGTCATCCCGCTTGTCGTCGCGCGCCTGCGCGCCCGCCGCGCCGATGCGCTCGCCGACCAAACCTTTCGCCAGCAGCACGATCGCGCGGCGCTGGCCGACGCGCGCGATGATCGCCCGCCACCAACACCGCCGCGCGCCAATCCATAGGAGTGTACAGCATGCCTGCTGCCCCATGGTCTTTGCAGAAAGCGCTCGTTGCGACACTGACCGCCGACGCTGCATTGACGGCACTCCTCGGCGCCGCCCGCGTCTACGACGTGCCGCCCAATGACACGCCGTATCCTTACGTCACCATCGGTCAGTCTTCGTCGCGTGACTGGAGCACGGGCGTAGAGGAGGGCGCCGAGCACCTTATCACCTTCCACATTTGGTCCGAGAAGGCAGGTCGCAAGGAAACCTACTCGATCGCTGCGGCGATACGCACAGCCCTGCACGATGCCGCCCTCACGCTCGATGGCCACCGTCTCGTCAACCTGCGTCACGAATTCACCGAGGCGCGGCGCACGAACGACGGCCACCTTCACCACGGTCTGACGCGCTACCGCGCCGTCACCGAACCCCTCTGATCCCCAACCAGGACTCATCCATGGCAGCCCAGAAAGGCAAAGACCTTCTTCTCAAACTCGATAGCACCGGCACCGGCACATTCATCACCGTCGCTGGCCTGCGCACGCGCACGCTCGCGCTCAACGCCGAGACGGTCGACATCACGCATGCCGAGAGCGCCGGCATGTGGCGCGAATTGCTCGATGGCGCGGGTGGTCGCTCCGCGCGCGTCTCCGGCGCCGGCATCTTCAAGGACGCCGCGTCCGACCTCACCATCCGCGACTACTTGTTCAATGCGACGGTCCGCAATTGGCAAGTCATCGTGCCGGATTTCGGTACGATTGCCGGCCCGTTCCAGGTGACAGCTTTCGAACTCACGGGCCGCCACGACGGCGAGGTCGCCTTTGAGTTGACGCTCGAGAGTGCAGGCGCGCTCACCTTCACCGCCATCTGATTCGCGAGCTCACCATGGCGAACCGCCACCGCGGCGAGATCGAAGCCTCGATCGACGGCCGCCCGCACACGCTGTGCCTGACACTCGGCGCGCTCGCCGAACTCGAGGACGCTTTCGATGGCGTCGATATGATCGCGCTTGCAACCCGCTTCTCATCGGGCCGTATCTCCGCGCGTGACGCCTTGCGCATCATCGGCGCTGGCTTGCGCGGTGCCGGTCATTCGATCAGCGACGACAATCTTGCGCGCCTGCGCATTGATGGCGGGGTTCCCGCCATGGTCGACATCGTCGCGCGCTTGCTGACCGCGACGTTCGGCGCCGCTGATGCGGGCAAACCGGCACCGGCGAAAACGCCCGCAGGGTCGGCCGCCCCGTTACCTGACCCTTTCCCTGGCGCGCGGTGATGGCGGCCGGCCTCGGCGTCTTTCGTCTGTCGTCGCGCGATTTCTGGGCGCTCACCCCAAGAGAGTTCGAGGCGATCGCGCAGGCCCTCGCCGGCGACCCTGTCACCGCGCCCGATCGTGCGGGACTTGATCAGCTCATGTCCCGCTTTCCTGATGTGGAGCCAAGTTCATGATGACATCTGACCAGGCCGACGCGTTCGCCGTCACGTTCACCGCCGATACGACTGAAATCGTCCAGCAGCTCAACAATGTCGCCAAACTCGGCAAACAGGTCGGCGCGGCGCTCGGCGACGCCTTCGAAGGCATTGCCATCAAGGGCCGCGGCCTCGGCGACGTCTTGCGGTCGCTCGCCGCACAACTGTCGAAGATCGTTCTCAACGCCGCGCTGAAACCGTTTGAACAGGCGCTCGGCAATGCCGTCACCGGCCTACTCGGCGGCGGCGGGTTCGGTGGCGGCCTATTCGGTGGCGCATTCGCCAACGGTGGCGTGCTTTCGCAAGGCATGCCGATCCCATTTGCTCGCGGCGGCGTCATCGCAAGTCCGATCGCCTTTCCGCTCGCCGGCAATCGCGTCGGGATCGCCGGCGAACGCGGCGCCGAAGCGATCCTGCCGCTGCGGCGCGGCAGCGATGGGCGGCTCGGCGTCGCTGCATCCGGCGGCGGCGGCACGATGATCACCTTCAACGTCACCACGCCCGACGTCGAGGGCTTCCGCCGGTCGGAAGGCCAGATCGCCGCCATGCTCTCGCGCACGATTGCGCGCGGTCAGCGCCAACTCTGACATCACAGGTCCGCGTCCATGGCCTTCCATGACATTCGCTTTCCAACCGCGATCTCACGCGGCGCCCGCGGAGGCGCCGAGCGGCGCACCGAAGTCGTCACGCTCGCGTCCGGCGGCGAAGAACGCAACGCACGCTGGGCCGACAGTCGCCGCAGCTACGATGCCGGTTACGGCGTCAAATCGCTCGATGATCTGGCCGCCGTCGTCGCCTTCTTCGAAGAGCGGCGTGGCCGCTTGCACGCGTTCCGCTGGCGCGACCCGCTCGACTACAAGTCCTGCGTACCCTCCGCGACGCCGGCCGCATCCGACCAATACCTCGGCGTCGGCACCGGCGTTCGCGCGTCGTTCGATCTGATCAAGATCTACGGCAGCGTCCACGCGCCCTACACGCGGCGGATCACCAAGCCAGTTGCCGGGACAGTTCTCGTCGCCGTTGCCGGCGCGACGCGCACGCTCGGCACGCACTACACAGTCGACGCGGCCACCGGTGTGATCACATTCCTGCCCGGCCAGTTGCCCGCAAACGGCGCCGCCGTCACAGCTGGCTTCGTCTTCGACGTGCCCGTGCGTTTCGATACCGATCGCCTCGACGTCGACATGCAAGGCTTTCGCCACGGTGCCATCCCACACATCCCGCTCGTCGAGGTGCGCCTGTGAAGTCTCTTCCGCCCGCACTGACCGCCCATTTGCAATCCGGCGCCACAACGCTCGCCTGGTGCTGGCGTACGATTCGCCGCGACGGTGTCACCCTTGGCTTCACCGATCATGATCGTGATCTCACCTTCGACGGGACCACGTTCGAAGCCGCGACCGGTTTCACCGCCAGCGAGATCAAGGACAGCCTCGGCCTCGCCGTCGACAATCTCGACGTCGAAAGTGCGCTCTCGTCGAACCGCCTTGCCGAAGCGGACCTCGTCGCCGGCCGCTACGACGACGCGCGCGTCGAGGTCTGGCGCGTCAACTGGCAAGACGTGACGCAGCGTGTTCTCATGCGCTCTGGTTCGCTCGGCGAAGTGACGCGCGCCGGCTCCGCGTTCCGTGCCGAGATCCGCGGCCTTGCGCACTACCTACAGCAACCCCGCGGCCGGCTCTATCAGTTCGCCTGCGACGCTGAACTCGGCGACGCACGCTGCGGTATCGGGCTCGGTGCACCCGCCTATACGGCGACCGGGACAGTCGTCTCGGCAAGCGCCGACCGCCGCATGATCGTGTCTGGCCTCGCGACATACGAGACCAATCATTTCACGCGCGGCCTGTTGACCTTCACATCCGGCGCCAACGCCGGCCACGCCATCGAGGTCAAGCGGCACGCGCTCGCCGACGCCGTCGTCACAATCGAGGTGTGGGCCGCCATGCCGCAACCGATCGTCGGCGGCGACACGTTCTCCATCGTCGCCGGATGCGACAAGACGTTCGCAACCTGCGCCGGCAAGTTCGCCAACAGCATCAACTTCCGCGGCTTCCCCCACATGCCGGGCAACGACTTTGTCACCTCCGTCGCTCATCCCGGCGACCCCACCAACGATGGCTCCCCGCGATGACTGCAACTGCGATCACGACGCGTGCAGCCCTCGTGGCAGAGGCGCGGACTTGGCTTGGCACGCCCTATCATCATCAGGCATCTGTGCGCGGCGCCGGTTGCGACTGTCTCGGTCTCGTGCGCGGCCTTTATCGCGCGGTCCATGGATATGAACCGGAAGCGGCACCCGGCTATTCACGCGATTGGGCGGAGGCCACCGGCGAGGAGACGTTGCTCGCCGCCGCGCGACGCCACCTCATCGAGGTCGATCCCGCGATGATTCTCCCCGGCGACGTCCTCGTGTTCCGGTGGCGCGCGCATTCGATCGCCAAGCACATCGGCATCGTCGCCACGCCCGCCACCATGATTCACGCCGCTGAAGGCGCCACCGTCTGTGAGATCGCGCTCTCACCCTGGTGGCGCCGCCACGTCGCGGCTGCATTCTCGTTCTGTGGAGTTCAGTGATGGCAACGCTCGCTCTTGCCGCTGTCGGCTCCGTCGTCGGCGGCGCGTTGCTGCCAGCCGGCCTGTCCGTCTTCGGCGCGACGATTTCCGGCGCTGCGATCGGCACGCAGATCGGCGCCCTTGCCGGCTCCTATGTCGACAATGCACTCTTCGCCTCCACGGGACAGTCTCGCGCGGTCGAAGGCCCGCGCCTCAGCGATTTGCGCGTCACGGCCTCGACGGAAGGCGCGCCGATCCCGCGTCTTTACGGCCGCGCTCGCCTCGGCGGCCAAGTGATCTGGGCCACGAACTTCGAAGAAGTGACGAGCACGCAAGACGTGGGCGGCGGGAAAGGCTCACCGCGTTCCGGCGGCGGCACCAGCGTCACGTATAGCTACTTCTGCTCGTTCGCCGTCGCGATCTGCGAAGGCGCCATCAACGGTCTCGGTCGCGTGTGGGCCGACGGCCGTGAGATCAGCCTCGACACGTTCACCCATCGTCTCCATCTCGGCACCGCGGACCAGTCCCCCGATCCATTGATCGAAGCCAAGATGGGCGCCGGCAATGCGCCCGCTTTTCGTGGCACTGCTTACATCGTCTTCGAGCGAATTCCGCTTGCGGATTTCGGCAACCGCCTTCCGCAACTCTCGTTCGAGGTCTTTCGCTCGGTCGATGACGCGGAGAAGTCCATTCGCGGCGTGTGCCTCATTCCCGGCTCCGGCGAGTTCGTCTACTCCCCGACTGTCGTCAACCGCCGCCGCAACCTCGTGCGCATCGAGCCTGAGAACAAGAACACGCTCGCCGCGGGGAGCGATTTCACCGTCGCCGTCGATCAACTTCAGGCAACGCTGCCGAACGCGACCTCCGTTTCTCTTATCGTCAGTTGGTTCGGCTCTGACTTGCGTGCGGGTCATTGCCTCCTCAGGCCCGCAGTCGAAACTGCCGACAAGACGACGTCGCCGATCAGCTGGTCGGTCGCCGGCTTGACTCGTGCCAGCGCCCCGGTCGTCAGCCAGATCAATGGCCGTGCCAACTACGGCGGGACACCGTCCGATCAGACGGTCATCGCGGCGATTCAGAATCTCAAATCGCGTGGCCTCTCGGTCACGATGACGCCCTTCATCCTGATGGACATCCCGCCCGGCAATACGCTGCCCGATCCATATTCCGCTGCCGCATCACAGCCGCTGTTTCCGTGGCGCGGGCGCATCACCTGCCATCCTGCCGCCGGCCAACCTGGCACGCCGGACAAGACCGCCACCGCTGCCGCGCAGGTCGCGGCGTTTGTCGGCACCGCGCAAGCCGCGCACTTTGCAATCGTCAATGGCGCCGTCGTCTACTCCGGCCCGGCCGAGTGGTCGTTCCGCCGCATGATCCTGCATCACGCTTTCCTCTGTGTTGCGGCCGGCGGCGTTTCTGCGTTCGTCATAGGTTCTGAATTGCGCGGGCTGACCACGATCCGCAGCGCTCAATCCACCTATCCGTTCGTCGCTGCGCTCCAAACACTCGCGGCCGACGTCAAGGCGATCCTCGGCGCCACGACGAAAGTGCTCTACGCTGCCGACTGGTCCGAATACTTCGGCCATCAGCCCGGCGACGGCAGCAACGATCTGCATTTCCATCTCGACCCGCTGTGGGCCTCGTCCGCCATCGACGCGATCGGCATCGACGTCTATTGGCCACTCTCGGATTGGCGCGACGGCCGGAGCCATCTCGATTGGCAAGCCGGTTACCGCTCCCCCTACGACCTGTCTTACCTCAAGGCCAACATGTTCGGCGGCGAGGGCTTCGACTGGTACTACGCCAGCACTGCCGCACGCGCCGCCCAGACGCGCACGCCGATCACGGACGGCGCCGGAAAGCCTTGGGTCTATCGCTACAAGGACATCAAATCCTGGTGGCTCAATGCGCACTACAATCGCCCCGGCGGTGTCGAGAGCACGACACCGACAGCCTGGGTCCCTCAATCGAAACCGTTCTGGCTGATGGAGATCGGTTGCCCTGCCGTCGACAAGGGTGCCAACCAGCCGAACGTGTTCGTCGATCCGAAATCGTCCGAGACGGCGCTACCCTATTTCTCCTCCGGCGTGCGCGACGACCACATGCAGCGCCGCCTGATCCAGGCGATGACTGAAGCATTCGATCCCGCGCATCAGGGCTATGTCGCCGGCGCCAATCCGGTCTCGTTGATCTACGCCGGCCGTATGGTCGACGTGTCGCGCATCCATGTCTACGCATGGGACGCGCGTCCCTATCCCGCGTTCCCGAATCGCACGGATGTGTGGGGCGACGGCGCCAACTACCAGCTCGGCCACTGGATCAACGGCCGCGTGACGTCCGCGCCCCTTGCACCCCTGATCCGCCGTCTCTTCGCCGATGCCGACTTCACAGCCGTCGACGCCGATCGCCTGGACGGCACGCTCGCCGGCTACGTCCTCGACCGCATCATGTCAGTACGCGATGCGCTCCAGCCGCTCGAACTCGGCTTTTTCTTCGACACCCGTGAGAGTGGCGGCAAGATCGTTCTCGATCATCGCGGCGCGACGGATGCCGTCGCCACACTGGGTCCCGATCAGCTCGTCGAGGTCGATCCCAAGGGTGCACCCTACCGCATCACGCGCGGTCAAGAGACCGATCTGCCCGCACAGGCGAAGTTGACCTACATCGCTGCGACCGGTGCCTATCCCCAAGCCGTTGCCGAAGCACGCCGGCGCACCGGCGCAAGCGCGCGTGTCGCCTCCGCCGCTCTGCCCCTCGTGCTCGATCCGGCCCAGGCCAATGCGATCGCAGAGACCTGGCTCTATGAGACCTGGATCGCGCGTGAGCGCGCCGGCTTCACTCTGCCACCGAGCCGGCTCGCGCTCGAACCGAGCGATACCGTGGTTCTGTCATTGGCTTCGGCATCGCACCGTCTTCGGATAACGAGTCTCGGCGACCACGGCGCCCGCGACATTGAAGCTCTGACCATCGACCCCGACATCTACAACGTGCCGCCGCTCGTCGCGCGCGCCGACGACACGTCGGGCGCGCCGATCGCTGCACCTGTGCCAGCGCTCGCGCTGTTCCTCGATCTGCCGCCGTTTGCCGGTGCTGCGAGCCCTCTCGGCCATGTCGCTCTTTCGCAATCGCCGTGGCCGGGTCCGATCGCCGTCCTCAAGGCGCCCGGTCTATCCGGTTATGTGCTCGAAGGCATCGCGCCCTCGGCCGCGCGGGTCGCTGAATTGCTCGCCCCCGTTTCGGCCGGCGTACCTTGGCGCCTCGACAACGGCACGCGTCTGCGTGTGCGCTGCGATCAGGGTCAACTGACCAGCGTCTCCGATCTCGATCTCCTCGGCGGCGCCAATCTTGCCGCCCTTGAAACCATCGATGGCCGCTGGGAACTCATCCAATTCAAGACCGCGACGCTCGTTGCGCCGGCGACATATGACCTGACAGATCTGCTGCGCGGCCAGGTCGGAACGGAACACCTGACGCCCCTCGCACGTACACCGGGCCAGCGCCTCGTCATGCTCGATGGCGCGATCGCATCGCTGGATCTGACGAGCGACGAAATCGGTCTTGCCTTCAACTGGCGCTACGGACCCGCGAACCGGGATATCGGTGACCCGACCTATGGCAGTGCCGAGCACACGGTCTCCGCTCTGTCGCTACAGCCGTTTGCACCGGTCCGCGTCCGCGCAACGCGCACGAACGGGGACCTGAACCTCAACTGGATTCGCCGCGCCCGTCACAGCGCCGACAGCTGGGAAGTTTCCGAAATCCCTCTCGCCGAAGCATCCGAGTCCTACGCCATCGACATCCTCGATGGCACGACGGTCGTGCGTGCGCTCACGTCGACGACGCCATCGGTCGTCTACACCGCGGCACAACAGACACAAGATTTCGGCGCGCCCCAATCCTCGATCTCCCTTCGCATCGCTCAGGTGAGCGCGCTCGTCGGCCGCGGCCAACCCACGGCGCTCGTCGTCTGATGATCCCTACGGACACTGCCATGCTCGATCAGCCGCGCTGGCTCGACATCGCCTGGACCGAACTCGGCGTCGCCGAGGTGGCCGGTGCCGCCGACAACCCGCGCATCGTCCAATACTACGCCGACGCCGGTTTCCCCGACATCGCCCACGACGAGGTTGCCTGGTGCGCGGCGTTCGTCGGCGCCTGCCTCGCACGCTCCGGCTACACCCACGCGCGTTCACTGCGCGCCCGGTCCTATCTCGACTGGGGCACGACGCTGTCTGAGCCGCGCCTCGGCGCCATCGCCGTCTTTCCACGTGGTGGCGATCCCGCACTCGGACACGTTGGCTTCGTCATCGGTGTTTCGTCGGGCGCGATCGCTTTGCTGAGCGGCAATCAGTCCGATGCCGTGCGTGCGACACTCCACCCCCGCGCCGATCTCCTGGGGCTGCGCTGGCCTGCGGCCCCGGCCGCAGCACCTCATTCCTCGCCGAACGCCACGATCTTCGACGCTGCATTCGCCCACGTGCTTGAGATGGAAGGTGGCTGGACCGACGATCGCTACGATCCCGGTGGACCGACCAATCTCGGCATCACGCTGGCGACACTTGCCCGCCATCGCGGCCTCGAGCTCACCTCGGCCAACGAAGGTGTGCTCCGCACGGAGCTCGAAGCGATCAGCCCCGCGCTCGCGCGCGAGATCTATGTGACGCGCTACTGGCAGCCTGCGCGCTGTGACGATCTGCCGGCCGCACTCGCACTCATGCATTTTGATGCGGCGGTCAATCACGGTGTCACCGGTGCCGCACGCCTCCTCCAGCAGGCGCTCGCCGTCACGGTCGATGCCGAGATTGGGCCCGAAACGTTGGCCGCCGCTCGCGCGCGCGGCACCGTCGCGGTTGTTGCGCAATACGCCGAGCTGCGCCGCGCCCGCTACCGCAGCCTCTCACACTTCTGGCGCTTCGGGCGCGGCTGGCTCGCCCGCGTCCGAAAGACCGAAACTGCGGCGCTCGCCATCGCGCGCGCCGCCACTGACACGGTAGCTCCACCTCAGAAGGACAAGCCCATGACCACACAACCGTCGACGACCGCAAACAACAGCCCGAGCAAATGGTGGGGTGAATCCCTCACCATCTGGGGCGCGCTACTCACCGCCCTGACGACGGTCCTGCCGATCGTCGGTCCGATCTTTGGCGTCAACATCACAGCCGAACTCGTCCAGCTCCTCGGCGAGCAGATCGTTACGCTGATCCAGGCACTCGGCGGCGTTTTCGGCACACTTATGACGATCTTCGGCCGCGCCAGGGCGGAGGCCCCGCTCATGCGCCGCGATGTTTCCTTGCGCGTGTGA